TGACGTTTCCTGTTAAGTTACCTACTACATTGCCTGTTAGACCGCCTACAAAGCCCGTGGTCGCTGTTACTGTAGAACCCCTTACTGTTGATGGGGTAGTCGCACCAATGGGCGTAGAGTTGATTGAGCCGCCTGTAATAACTGCGTTATTAGACGCGAATGTACCGTTAGCTGTTAATGTGCCAGTAACCGTAGCTGTAGCAGTGGTAACAGTAGACGGATTAGTACCCAGTTCTACAATCTGTGTAGACGCATTCTCTGTGAATAGTCTTTTATCCGTGACGTTGACAGCGAGTTCGCCTTGAACCAAGTCACTTGTAGTTGGTACGGCTGAAGCAGTTGAGCTGTTCTTGGTTACTATCGTTGCCATGTTAAATTCCTGTAGTTACCACTTGGTTTTATGCGACCAGTATCTTGCAGATAGTTTTGAAGGGCTTGAGTCTTGAGCGTTATGCCTAGCGTAGTATGATTTCTTTCGCGCTTTGTCTTTGGCAGTCTTGGGATTGCTCCCTGCGCCCGTCACACCCTGCTGTCCAAATCGGACAGTCTTTACTTGATCACCAACTTTAGCCAATACAACATGGCTTTTGGTGGGATGATTAGGAGTCTTTTTGGGTTTGTTATACCCACTTAATCCGAGCCTGGTTAATTTCGGGTCTTTATTACGCATAAGATAAGGGGGCAGGTTTCCCTACCCCCATCTCCATTAGCCGTTAACAGCCATGATGAAACCGCTGTCAGGACGGTAAGTCTTGACACCGTACAGAGTATCAGCAGTATACAGTGTTCCGAGGAACTCCTGCTTGTACTGAGTCTGTGAACGTACTGACATCTGCTCTGCCAAGATCATAGTGTCTTGGTGGATGAGCATTGCTGCCTTGATTTCACCACCCGCTGAGTTGTTCGCAGCAGTTTCAGTGACAGGGCAGTTAGAAGTAACGTATACGTCAACACCGTATAGGCTACCGATCTTACCGTTCTGTACAGTCTGACCACCAACGAAGTCAGAAGATACATAACGCTCAACGCCCATGATTGCGTTACGCAGTGAAGGAGGAATAACAAACGCACGGTTGTCCATAGGGACATCGGCGTCATCCTGCTTCTGAATCAAAGCGCGGAAACAAGCATCAGTAAATACATCAGCAGTAGTAACCGTGTCATCAGCGTAGGCAGTCAGGCCAGTTGATGCGTCACAGTAGAACGCAGCAGAGTTAGTCCAAGCAGAACCATCGCCATCACCTAGTGACTTACCAAGCGTGAAGAGGTCTGTGTCTACCTGACGCGACAGAGCATAACCCGCATCAGATGTGTAGAAATTACGGAGTGAAGCAAGCGCTTGAGTCTCTGTAATATCTTCGATGATGCGTGAGTACTCGTAGTGCTTGTCAATTGCAACTTGCACTTCGCTCTCTGTGTTGCTTTGGATTGTGACAGCAGTTGCTGACGCTTTCGCGTACGCATCGCCACGGATAGGAGCAGGAATATGGATGATGTCACCCTTCTTGCCTGTCATACCCATTTTCTTTACTAGGTTCGCGAGGATGAGGTTTTTCTCATACGCAGCGCGAATCTCGTCACTCCAAATTTCAGGAATAAATGTAGCAGCAGTAGTGTTAGTTACTGCGCCGCCCATATTAGGATAAGTAGAAGTAGCCATAATAATCTCTCAAAGGTTAGCTTTTTACGCGACCTTCCTGATACGCTCTCATGATCTCATCAGACATCGATTGATAGCGTTGCGGGTTGGTTCGCATTAGTTCAATAATGTCGCTTCGTCTATAGATCTTTCTGCTTGGTGCTTCTGAACTTCCATTAGCACCGCCCGTTGAAGCTGCATTCAAAGTTTGTTTACGCTCTTTGCGCTCAACATCTACCGTCTGCTTCGCGATATCTTGAGTTGATTTCCAAGAAGAAAACAATTCATCTGCCGCGTCATAGTCGTATTTGTTGTTTGCTCGTTCGTATAACTCTGAACGGATCTTGCTGCCGACTACCCACTTCTGAAAGTTGGCGTCCATAGCAATCTCTTTAATGTCAGGATGCTTCTGCTGTAAAGCAGAAAGAGTCTGACTTTGTCGCATCTGATTGCCTAATTGCTCCAACTGTTTAATGGTTGGATGGTTTGCAATTTTGCTGTCAACTGCTTTATCGGGTTCAGCAAAGAAATCTATCTCTTCAGCCTGTTCCGGTTCGTTGACTTTGCTCTGATTAAGAATGAAATCATCTACAACTTTTCTTAGCTGACCTACTTCCTGACCTTGCTGACCGATGCGGGACTCTGCCTCTTGGTGCATCTTAATCAACTCAGCAGGAGTTTTTCCCCTGTAATGCTCGGGGGTGTCATCTACGGCTACCTCTTCAGTATTTTCCGAGACCGCTTCCTGTTGTACTTCTTCATCTACCTCGTTCGTCACTTCGTCAATAAGTTGTGCCACTATTAAACTCCTATGGAGACAAGACCAATTCTAAAAGTTACCCCGAAGGACTTTACGACTCGGCTACCTTGCGTTCGTGTTTAATCTTCGCCTGTCTATCTTTAGCCCATTTCATAGTAGCTCCCGGATAAGAACCGGAGATGGGGTCGAGTACCGACTTAACAGGTGAGATCATCTTACTACTAGCACCGCCACACTCAGGACAGTCACGCGTATAACCTTCAACCACCTTATCGCGGTTAACCATTGCCTCATGGACATGGCCTTCTGCGCATTGGAAATCAAAGATTATCAACATCACTGCTACCCTCTCGTAAGCGATCCACTGTAGATTCTAAGTTAAGTATGTAGGCCAAAATGTTTAACTGGCCTTTACGAAAGTTAAGATCATTCTCATCTTTCGTATACTCAACGCAATTAATGTGAGTAGCGTTAGTGGTTAGCTCCTCAACTAAATCTTTCCACCCTCGCGTTAAAAACATATCCGCGAGGTTGTCGTAATATTGTTCTGTTTCTTTATCCATTCTTCTTAGCCTTAACCTTAGCTTGTAGCTCGTGCAGAAGAATAGCGTGTTGCTTTTCTACGGACTCTAGACGCTTGTTTAGTCTATCTAGCACAGCGTTTATCTGTGTTACTACGTCCTCTAGCTCTCGTTTGGTGATCATTGCGGCATGGCCTTTACGGTATCAAGGTTCAGTTTTTTCTCTTTAAGCTGCGCATCAGCGATTTTAAGTCTGCGTTCAAACTCTTTATCATCTGCCGTGCCAACCTGAAGGTTAGACGTTACCGCTTTGATCTGATCAATCTCTAGCTCTACAGGTATTGCCTTCGTCTCTGCTGCGATCTTCTGCGCTCTGGCTTCTGACTCAGCAGCCTGTCCGTTCAGTGCGTTAGTCTGCGACTGTTGGAACGCCATCTGTGCTTGCATGCTTGCTTGTTGTGCTTGCTGAGCTTCAGGCGAAGGCTGACCTGCTTGCTGTAGAGTTTGTATTAGCTGCTCTCGGTTACTGAGGTTCATGTTGTCTATAATTGATTGAATCAACGCAGGATATAGCGGAGATTCAGGAGACATAGTCTGCAAAAGCTGAACCAACTGTGTAACCTCATACTCTCTCGCAATGATGCCAAGAGATGAAGTAACTTCAAACTTATAATCTGCTACCGGATATAGTTCGGGCTCAAACTGCATGTATCTGTGCGCAGCTTTAGTCACAAACGGTATTAAAAAAGACTCTTGGAAGTTAATTAACGTGCGTTTATGGCGCTTAATCACCGCACCAAGGGACATTGAAATGCCCGCTGCGGTAGCCTCGCCGTTAATTGACCCACCAACACCAACAGAGTCTATTGCGCCTGTGGCAGTCTGCACCATTCGCTGCAACTCACCTGCTTGCGCGAAGGTAATCTGATTGACTTGCCCAAAGTTAAACGGCTGTAGAATTTCCGCAGGATTACCGTTAGTAAGAATGATTTTCCCCGGTCTTACTTCAGGCTTTGCCCCGCGAGGTAAACGAGTTGCGTCCATTGCCATCATTGGGTGGACTGTTAAAGCCAGTGCATCGATCCTAGCCCGTAATTCTGCGTCTAATGCCTTCTGTGAGTTGTAACCCTTCTCACATACACCACGACCCCAGAACCGCGAAGGTACGATGTCCCAAGGAAACGCCACAACTGGGCGATCTTGCATCATGTACGGGTTCTTCTCCGCTTTCAGCAGAGTACCACCGTTAGCTATTACAACAATCGCCTCAACATAGAAGTCTGTGTCTTCTTCAGCGTCTGTTAGCTGTTCAACCTCTTCGTACTCTTCGTTATTCTCAAGTAAATAGCGTGGAACAAGTCCGTAATACTTGGTCAAACGAGTCTTATCGGTAGGCTGCGTGGTAAGTTCGTGGTCTGGATCTAAATCTGTGTCAGGATACGCGAAGTTAAAGGGTACATTCTTGTATACACCTTTCTCTTGTAGCTGTTCTATGGCGTGTGGTGAGACAAATTCATCAATCACTACACCCAAAGCGCTGTCTACGTCCACAGCAACGGGGTCAATCAAGAAGTTTTGAGGTAAAACAGGTCGTAGTTTCACGACTGTGCGGTCTGAGATGTTAACACCCACTGCTTGTAGCTGACCGTCCATAATTGGCTCGGTTGCAGGCTTCATCTCTTTGATTTCTTCTAGCACAATCTCTGCTATGCCTGTGCCAAAGACGGCTGCGTTGATCAAACACTCAGCCACGCCCTTGCGTATCTTGTTCGCTTTAAAGTCTTCCAATAGCTTTTCGCGAAGGTAGACTACGTCTTGCGTCTCTTGGTCAGAGATATCGTCCTTCATGTCAAAGAAACGACCACGACCAAACGTAGCTTCTTCAATCTCTGCGACTGAGGACTCTACGGCTTG